ATGGATATGGCAACCGTCGAGAGAACCGCCGCGATCGCGACCTGGACAATATTGCTCAACGACAGCGTGTCGTTGCTTGAGAACCCCGGCGTTCAACACAGGGTGCTCCTCAGAACGGCCAATGCGCTCTACCGAGCCGACGTGATTAATCGTGACGATCTGAGTGACTTACTGGAGCTGGCTGACGGAGCGTTGGCCTACGCAGTTGAAGCGCTGATCGATTCCAATCCGGAGGAAGTGCAATGGCCTATATGACCTACAGCGGCCCCGCAGACGTAGTGTTCGAACTCGGTGAGGAGCGGTCGGTAGTACATGACTTGGTTGTGAGTATGGAGCAGACACACACCGCGACCTTTCGCCTGGTCTTTATCCCCGACCGACCGGAGCGCGCGAGCTGCACTGCTGTGAGGGTGGCACTGCCGAGCGGCATCGTCGAATATGGCCCAGTGACTTATACGAAGTCTGGCTTATTGGTGTTTTACACAGGGGATGAGTGGGGCGTGCCCAGGGGACAGCCATGAACCTACGCACGCTGGTATTGCCGACAGGCGTGCGGGCTGAGGTGCTTAAGTTGCTCGCATCCATTGAGGTGGCCGGATCCGCCCAGGCCATTAAAATGGGCAGCACGCGAGCCGAGGGGTTTGTGCTAGGTTTGGAAACCGCCTCGGCATTCAAAACCGATCTGATCGAGGCGTTATATTTAGGCTTTGATGCAGTAGTTCGTGCCCGAATGAATGATCTTCAAAACCAACATTACCTTTGATCACGAATAGCCCGGGCTGGAAGCCTACCGTCTGCCCCTATTGCTCTATTGTTTAGGCGTAGGATTGATATGAGCACTTATTTCTAGAGATTCATACCAATGTAGCTCTTCTGCTTTACGCTCTTCAATCCTCTTCAGTATTGCCCGTTTCTTTCTATCAAATTTTATAATGCAGTCTAGCGCCAGCTTTGCTTTTTTAAGCCTGACTATAAAAGCCAGGTACACAGATCCATCAAAAGAACCTTCGGACTCCACACTACTTTCAATATACTCCCAAAATTCCGGGAAGGAGTAGGCATGCACGAGATTCTCGCGACATGCCGCCATGTCATAAAAGTCTGGCAACACCCTTCCATAGTAAGGAAGCCACTCAATCAACGCCTCGTAGGCACCAGGATCAGCATTGAACTTCTTTATTAAGTGAAGGGATTTATTGATAGGTATATTTTCAATTACTGTCATACTACATACAGGCAGAAAGTCTAGAAGAAGCATCATTGCGGCATGCTCTAGATTGTCAGCAACTATACCGCCGTGTGCGACTTGATTCCTGATTACAGGGAACTTGAAAGAATAATATTCATAATAGGGCATATATTTTAGCGGAGACTGGAGCAAATCCAGCTTCGTATTCAACGAAGCGCCGTTAAGCGTGGCAGGATCAATATCACACTCGACGCAAATGTCATGGAAAATACCCTCAATCTGAAGGGGCACCATGTTGACAAATGAAATATAGTCTCCCGACGTATAGTGTCCGATTATTGTTTCAATAATATCTCGCCGCGACCAGAGGATATGATTCTGCGATACAAATTCGCGGATTTTTTCGACCACTCCGGCTTCGCTGCGGAAACCAGTATCGATATATTTTCTGGCCTGTACATAAAAAGCATCTTTATCGTCTCTGTAGCATTTTTCCAAACTCGTAATAGTCGAAATATGCTGATCGCCGAACTTATTGAGAAGAGGCGTCAAGCTTCTGACATCGTATATATTCGGATATGTTTTATAAAATGTACGTTTTCGCGCATAAGGATACGGTGTTGGCTTGAGAGACGATATTTGCCAGGATGGCTCAGGAGTCGCTAGCCTTAACGCAAACAATTTGATTTTGTTAGTTAGAAAATTTAGTATTTCCGAACGAGCAGTTATGTTTCGAGCCTTGTAGAAAGCCAGCTGCTTTGAATAGTAATTCATTTCGCCTGCCGTCATATCTTCGGACTGGCTTCCACCAACGACTTTAGCCTCTTCTCCTGAGATGAAGGCTAGATGATCTTCGATATCTTTTAGATCGTCACTGGCCTGCAGATATAGCTCAAACAGCTTTTCCTTTGGCGGGGCAACAAGAAACATATACTCCGTAGCAATGTAGGATACGAATTCAGAATCTAAAAAAGTATTCTGCCTCCCCCCTGCCAACTCTACATACTCATCAATAAGTTCCTGATCTGATAGAGCCAGAGTGTTTCTTGAGGAGAAATTTTTCAAGAAATGCCTTACTAGCATTTCAAGCGGCTCTCGAAAATAGTAACTCTCCCTCGACATCTTGGTTTTCAGCGTAATAAGCTGACCAATGTTAACCTCTGAAAGTTTCCCTGTAGCGCCCACTCGAGCCTCCCATTGATGAAGTCATAGCACCTACAGAGTACCTGCTAACATGCCTAAGGGGACAAGTTTACAGTTAGGATGTGACCGACTTGAGCGCGACACCAAGCAACGCGGCTTTTGACGCATCGATAATGAATGCTCCTGCTTGCGTCGGTACCGGCGATGGACCATGCGTGTGTGAGGCTAACTCAGTGGCCAACTGCTCAATCAGGTCGAGTGTGTCGCACAGGACCCGAAAAATGTTTACCCCGTCAGATCCGACGTGGTTTTTCGGCGCAACCAGGCGTTGACTTGCTCCAGCGACGCTTTTTCGCAGGCCGGCGATTTTCTCCTGCATGTCGCCCCCCACAGTGGCGTTATGGGTTTTACCCACCACAAGGTTGAGGTCGCGCCCGGTGGCCTGGTGCATGTCGTCCAGCGCTGCCAGCGTGGCAGTGCCTGCTGAATTCAGCTTGAGCGCGCCCAGGGCGTTGATCCGCTTGATGCCGCCCACTTCCTCGGTGGAATGGTTTTCCACCTCGCGGGTGTGGCTCTGATACTTCTCGCTGTTGCCCAAGGCTTCCACTTCCCGCTCCAGGGAATGGTCGCGGATCTTGCCGTCCGTCAGGCGCAGCCAGTTGCCGTCCGCGTCGACGCGCTGCTGTACCGCGTCGCTGTGCTGCCACACCTGGTCACCCTTGGGCACCTTCGGCAGGCTCAAGCCGTGCGGCAAGATCGACTGAATGTAGGGGCTGCTCGGCGATCCGTAAGCGAAGCACACCACCACGCGGGTGCCTTCCTGGGGGAAGGCAAACATGCCCATCTCTTCGCCGCCCGAGGGCAATGGCAGCGGCACGCCGGCAAGCAGTGGAATGGCGGGATCTGCTTCGCCGTCCTGGCCGAGTACTTCGATATCGACTGCATAGCGCGGCCGGAAGTCATCGCACATGGCGGCGTCGACGGGGGCGTCAGCCACTCCGACCACGCGGGCAAAGCGCGGCAGGTGGTACCCGCCGGTGAGTTCAGGAAAAAGGCGTTCTACGCTGCGTTTGATTGCGTCGTCCATCGGATGGCCATCTGTGTGCCGGCAAGCGTGACACTGGTGATCCGCTCGCCCTGGTTGATAGTTGCACCTGGTCGCAGCCCGGGGAGAGCCGCGACCATCGCGCTTTGATTACCTTGGTAGCCGTCAAACAGACCGACTGGCAGCTGCAGCGCCGATCGAGCGCCAAAGAAGCTGTCCGCCCAGGAACCCACGAACACCTCCCCGTCGCCCTGCTGCTGCCAGATAAAGTCGGGAATGCCGAACACCCCGGCCATGCTGTCCAGCGCCTGGTACCCGGCCGCCAGGCTGTAGAAGAACGGCGCTTTGACCTTGGTATAGGGCTGGTCTGGTACCCGAAAGCGCAGCCCGGTTTTGCTACTGATATCGGTCAGCACGGCGCGCAGGTCGACGTGGCGCAGGTTCATCGGCAGCGACTTGACCAACACGGCGGTCAGCTCTCGGCAGAACACCACCTGCTCGATGCCATTAGCCGCGGTGCATCGCTCCACATAGCCAATGAAGTGCCGCTGCAGCGTGGCTTCGTTGTAGCCGATGTCGAGCGTCGCCAACCCTTGCACCTGGTTGCCGGCCTGAATGGTGAACGTCGCCCGCCCTGGGCTTTTCAGATCCAGACGCACGTCGTGGTTGACCAGGGGAACGATCACGCCGCCGATCGTCAACACTGTGTGCAGCTTCATGCTCATACTTTCGGCCCCAGGTAAGTGTCGACCTGCTTCAACACCGCTTCAAAACCGGTCAGTTCCTGCGGCGCGGCGCCTGCACCGTCGACGCCGGTACCGGATCCTGAAACGCCATCACCGGGTGCGGACTGCGCTGAAACCGGACTGCCGGCGCGGCGGTTCTCGACCTTCTCCGGATTGGAGAGTTTTTCCGACAGCGTGAACTGGACGAGCCATTGCGACAGCGTGTCGTCTTCCCGAGCGCTGACGCCGTCGGTGAACTCCACCTGGCGGATGCCGAAGGCCTCGGCCGTGTCGTTCACGATCCGGTACGTGGTGCGCTGGCCACCGCTGGCGGTACTCTCGGCCAGGCGCATCAACGTGCGCAGGTTGGTCAGATCCTTGAAGGGAATCTGCAACGCGACGGTCAGCGTCTTGGGCTTAAAGCCCTTGTGCGACGTCTCGGTCCCGCTGGTCTGCCCGGACATGTCTTCGCTTTCGATCTTGAAGTTGCCGGTGACCTTCATCCGGTTACCGATGATCTGTTCACCATTGAGCAGCAGTGTCATAAGCCCACCAGTTCACGAACGAAACTCAGGCCCTGCAGCGAGCCGACCAGCATGACGCCGGAAGACAGTACCCATTCGTGCCCGGGCGCGTCATCGCCCTCGAGCAGCTGCGTGCGCAACTCCCCAGCGTCACCGGGTCCAAGCAGGCGCGACTGCATGCTGGTGTCCGGCGTGCCGTTGGCCAGCAGCGCTTTCAGGGCGTCCAGCTTGGAGTCCAGCCCCAAGGCCTGTTCCGCTTTACGCTGGGCGAGTTCGGCCAGGTCATCAAGCGGCGAGCTGTCAGCCGCGAAGGCTTCCAGGCGGGCCAGCTGGCCGTTGATTGAGGCGCTGGCTTCCTTGAGCACGGTGCAACGCTCAAGCGGCAGATCTGCCCAGGGCGGCAGCGCCCCAACGGTTGGCAGTTCCCACTTCGACGTATCCAGTTCGAACAGGTGCTGGGCACGCCGCTCCGCCTTCTGCAGCTCGGCGATCGGCATCAGGGCGTTGAATTTCGACAGCACCCCGGCCATCTGGTCAAAGCGCGTGCCCAGGAACAGGATCACCAGCGCGTACTGCTCGCCGGTCGGGTGCGCGGGATCCGCGCTGTCCTCGAGCTTGTCTGCCAGACGCTGCACCAGGTTGGGAGCAGACAGGAAACGCTGGTAACCCGTCCCCTGGCCAACACCGCTCTGGAACGGGGTCACCACAAAACACTTGGGGATCTCGCCGAATTGGCCATCTAGCGCGGCACGCCCGGTGGCGATCACGCCTTTGACCGCTGCGCCAATCAAACTCAGATCCGTGGTGACCTGGTCTGCCAGGCTGGTCAGGCGTTCGGACGCGCTGTCGAGCTGGGCGGTGGCCATGTCCTTGGCATCGTTCATCTGGTCCATCCATGCCGTGGCCTGGGCGGGCCACTGCATGGTCACCGGCAACCAGTTCATTCAGTCGCCTGCTCGGCGGTCATAACCTCATCAAATGCCACCTGGTAGGCAGCGCCGAATAGCTCGGCAATGTTGACCGCTTCGATATCCGCCATGCTCGTGGCGGTATTGATAGCCGTTTCGGTGACACGTTCGCCACGAAAACACGCTCTCACATGCGCTGCCATTGCCTTGGCGATAGGTTCAATCTCGTCCAGGTCTCCGACTTGCCAGCCGTTCGCCGCCTTCCAATCGGTGTCAGGAATCAAACCGTGTTTGAGGTTGGTGAATGAGTTGGTCAGCTGCGACTGGCTTTGGCGATCGGATAACACGCGCAGACCGCCCGTGACGTCGAGGCCGGCCACTTCGAAGTCAAAGCGATGGGTCGCCAAAGCAGCCAGCATCACCGGCTTGTTCAAGCGAACAACGATCTGTTCCGCTTCCTCGGCGCTGGCCGCGTTGAATGTGGCGCGGTAAAGCTCCACGGTGTTCACCACCAGCGCGCCACCATCTGCATAGGATTCAAGTTGGTACATTGAGGGTGTCCTTATTCAATGGAGAACAGCGAATTCAAAGCAGCGCCGTTGGTGCCGCCGAAGACATAGAGCTTGCCGTTCAACTCGCAAGTGGTTGCCCAGGCACGTGTTCCGGATGGGTTGGCCGGCAACTGCGTCCATTCGCCCGTCTGCGGGTCAAACTCCAATAACTCGCCCGCGTTACTGCTCCCGCCGAAGACGTAAAGTTTTTCCGAGGCAGCCTCGCCGGTAGCCCACAAGCGGGCGCTGTAAGGCATGCTTTTGAGCGGCGTCCAGGTGTTGGTGGTTACGTTGTACTTCGAGAGGCGTGAGGCCGATCCGGTGCTTTCTTGAGCACCGATCGCTACATACAACTCCCCCGCGATGACGCCGGCGGTACTGGAGTAACGCGCAGGTGAGTCCCCCTGCAGCGCCGTCCAGGTGCGTGCAGTCGGATCAAATACCCACAGATCATTCAGGTAGCCCATACCTGTGTGGCCGCCATAGATATACATCTTGCCGTTGATGACCTTCGCGATGTGGCCATAACGCACGCTGGGTGGATTCGCCGATGTCACGACCACTTGGGCCCATTTGTTCTGGACTGGGTCATAGGTGTAGATATCGTTGACGAACTGCGAACCGGTGGGACTACCGCCAAACACATACAGCTTGCCGGCCATAGCGACCATGGTGTGATACAGACGCGGTACCGGCATGTTGGGCAGTTGTAGCCAGGCGTTGGTCGCGGGGTCATACCGCCACAGATCGCTTAGGGTGCCGCTGGAGTCCGAGCCGCCAACGACATAAATCTTGCCATCCAATGCCGCCATGGCGTGGTTGCTTCGCGCGGTCGCGCCGCCATTCAGGGCCTTGTAGACCCCCTGCAACTTGTTGGCAGTCTTGAAGCCCACCAACGGCGACCATTCGGTCTCCCCCAGAGCCTGGCCCTTGTATTTCACCCGGCCATAGAACTGAGTGATGGTTGCCAGATTGCTGGCCGGCTTGTAGCTGGTGAAGCCGCTGGTGACCCAGCCGCTATCGAACACCACGCCGGTGCCATCAGCAGCCGTGCAGATCTGGAAGCGGCTGCCCACCTGGGTGTCATTGCCGCCATAGACACTGAACGCGTCGCTCAACAACGTCACGCCAGTGCTGACGTTCTGGGCACCGTCGATTGGGAACGTGATGGCTGGACGGCGGATGTAGGTCGTCGCCGTGTTGAACACCACTGTCGCGGATTTCTCTGACTGCAGCGTTGCGCCAATGTCGTAGGTTCGCGCATACAGGCGCTTACCCGGAGGCAGCAGAAAGTCGTACTCGGTGGGGCGAATGCTGGTCAGCGCCGTGGTGCTGGTCTTGTCGAAGACGATCTGGGTAAAAGCCTCATCGGTTGCGATCTGCCAGCGGCGCGACACCTGGTGATCGAATGCTGTAGGAAATACCTCGAACGCCGTCGCGGTCAGCACCAGGTCGAGGGCCACTCCGGTGGCCAGGTTCGCAGGACTGGTGATGGTCGGCGGAACAATGGATGCAGCCCCTACCGGGAGCTTGAACGAGGCCTTGTTGCCGTCGCGCAAAACTTCAAGCGTCAGCAGGCCGGCTGCGGCTACGGTCGGAATCACCAACGTCAGGACGTCTGCAGCGACCGAGACTGTACCCAGTGTGGTTGATGCCGTGAATACGCTAAAGCGGTTGTAATCGGTGATCTTGTACGTGTTGGTGCTGCCTGGGTAAACCAACACCGGGCCGTCAAGGCTGACCGCTTGCGGTGGCGTCCAGGTTTCCAGATCCACCTTCTTGCCCAGCTCGGTTTTCAACTCAGCCAGCTGGGTATTGATCGCAGTGAAGTCGGCGGTAAAGTCGAACTGCCAGGTGCTGGCCGGCACAGTGATCCCCGACAGTGACTGCGCGCCGTCATATTCCCAGACGATGTTGCGGGTCAGATTGTTGCCGGCCTGCAGCGGCGGAATCTCTCGGCGTTTCTGCTGCAGGGGCACATAGGCTGCAATCAGCAACACGCCTTCAGCGGTGACCAGGCCCATCCAGTTAAAATCAAAGTCACCGATATCAGTGCCCAACATCAAGCTGTACACCACCTTATTGGTGGCCAGGTAGCCTTCGCGGGTGACGGGTGTGGTGTGAACGATCAGATTGGCGTCAGGTACGCCGGCGCTGCGATCCACCGGCAAGGTCGTGTCCAGCCCTGGCACTTTGGCGAGGATGAACGTGGACACCTCAACGGTCTGGCGTGCGGCTTGTTTCTGCGAGATCAGGCTTTCGCCTGCAAGGGTAATGCTAGCCCCCATGGGTGATTCCTTTTAGCGTGTAACCAGAGTGACCTGGTCGTTGTTGAACTCGGAGGTGGCCAGCGCAAGGCCAACCGTTTGGGTGTCGTTGAAGCGGGCGACGATCGACAGCTGGTCATGACCGAACTCGCCGGTGGCTAAGCGCATGCCCACGGTTTGCGTGTCATCGAACTTGGCGATCAGGGTCATCTGGTCATTGCTGATTTCGTAGGCAGCCATCACCAGGCGCACCACAGAGGTGCTGACGAATTCGTACCGGCGGCAGGTGCGCCCGTACTGGTGGACGATCATGTCCAGCAGGGCCGGGTTTTCTGAAAGCTGGGAATCACTCAGGTGCAACTGGACGATGTCCCAATCCCGATCGGCCAGGCGTTCGGCAATCCGCACATACCCCACGCCCAGGCGCTGCAGGATCCGCTGGAAGCCGATAACGGATCCGGCGTCCACCGCATTGATAAAGGCGTATTTCACGCGCAGCCGGTAAAGGGCTTCGGACTCGCCGCGAAAGCGGGTGATGTCGCGCTGCCAGGCGAGCAGATCCAGAATGGTCAGGTGGCACGTCTCGGCGTCCATCTGCAGCAGGGGCCAGCGCAGCCAGCCTTCCACCGATTCCCACCAGGCCTGTGCTGTCGCCTTGAGCTTGGTGGCCTCTTCGCCGTCCAGCCAGAACGGCAACTCGAGCTTAATCATCGAAGGTCACCTGCAGCGCCTGCAGCCGGGGAACCGCCAGATCCGAAAGGATGTCTTCGTTCGCGAATTTCATGGATTCGATGCGCGGGAATTGTTCGTGCAGCTCTTCCACCAGGCGGCTGAACGAAAAGCGCGACTGCGGCCAGGTCAGCGTCGGGGTGTAGTCGCTGCCGGTGCTCTCGCGGAACGCCGCGCGGATAAACAGGGCGATGTCGGCTTTCAGGGTGGCGCGCTGCGCGTCGGTCAAGTTGACCACCGGCCACACCTGCAGGCTGACGTCGTGCTGGGTTTCTGGCATGACCATCACCAGCATTGAATCGCCGTGGCCATGGTTGCCCTCGTCCATGATCCGGGCGTTTATCTGCTGCAGGTAGGTGTCCGCCGGCACGTCCGCTTCGAACAGCACGTAGGCATTGGCGCTGCCTGGCCCGCGTGGTGCGCCGTGCTGGAAATACACGCCGTTGGCCGACACGCCCGGGAACGCGGCGATCAGGGCGCGATAGACCGCGTCGGTGTGCCATTGGTTGACCGCGCTGAACTGGTTACGCACACGCAGGCGCAGGTCATCGTCCAGCTCCGAGTCCGATCCCGGGCTGGCCAGCCAGCTGTCAAGATTGACCACCTGAACCACGCCCGGTACCGGCACCGGCAGAACCGCGTAATAACCCGGGGCCAGGTTAAAGCCGCTGCCGGCCTCGATCGCCATAGCCGGAATTTGTAGTTGTGAGGAGCCTTCTACAAAGCTGGCGGCGACCGTGGTCACCAGTTCGTAGACGTGGCCGTTGATCGCGGCCGACTGCACGCGGGTGCCCGCCGGCACTTCGAAGCGGCCCACCGTGGTAGCACGGCTGAACAACAGCGAGCCGATCGCCTTGGTCGGGGCTTTGCGTTCAACGTTGACCGCCCAGGCCAGCATGTCCAGCCAGGCCCCGGTCGCGGTTTTGACGAAGAAGTTTGGCAGCACGGTGTCACTGACAAAGGTCAGGATCCAGAGCACCGGTTTGGTGACCAGGGCGGTGACCACGCGCCAGAACGGCGAATACGCGCTGGTATTGGCCAGCTTGCTGCCCTGGGCGACCACTTCGGCTTCCCACGCGGCACGCAGCGCGGCTTCGGTCGTGGGAACGCCTGAATCAGCGAGCGCCTGTTTAAAGTCGACGTCGCTCACAACGTCACCTCCACACTGCCGAACTGCAGGGTTTTCGCCGTGACCAGGTACTGACCTGGTGCAAGTTCGGTGATCTTCGCGGTGCCGGGTACCAGGCGAACGTCGTTTTCCACCAGCAGTTCCAGCTGCTGGATGCAGTCGCGCTGTTTGAGCCGGTTGCGCTCGGCGACCAGGGTCACCAGCAGGCCGCTTTCGCGGATCATGTGCCCGATGTCCTGGGCGATGCAGGCGCGGTCCTCGACGGGCAACGGCTGACGGGACAGGTCTAGCGCCAGGTCGTTTTCGGTGATCAGCAGATCGAGGTACGTCATCCGCTCACCGCCATGCTCATCATGTTTTCGATCTCGAGCGGGGTCATAGGCTTGGCCGTGTTGATGTTGATGTTCTCCACATGCGTGCCCTTGTTCTGAGTCTGCTGGTTGGTGGTGTTCTGAATGCTGCGCAGCAGCCCGCCCTGGGGCACGGCGGTCGGACGCGTGGGGGAAATGCTTGCCGTGGTGATTGCCTGGCGTTTGCGGGCTTCTTCGGCCTGATCAGTGCGCGCCGAGGCTAGCACCAGGGGCGGCACCGGTGGGGCCGCGCTGACGGTGGGCTGGGTGGCTGCCGGCAGCGGCGAAGCGAGGGCCATCGGCCGCTGCAACAGGGCCGCGCCTTGCGGAACAGCGGTCGGGAGGTTCCCAGGCAACGCCGCCTGCAGCGCACGGTCCACGGCTGGCGTCGTCGGCACCTGGCTTTCTACGCCGGGGATCTCCGGCGGCTTGGGCACGTCGCCAAAGGTCGTGTCGATGTTGATGCCAGGGATCCGGTTCAACAGTTCGATCAGGCCCTTCAAGGCCTTGCCAATCACCGCAAACGGAGAAATGTTGGTCAGTGCCCAGATGAAGGCATCCCACACCGTATTCGCCGACACCGTGACGCCGACCATTTGCCCGATCCAGTCGACCACCTGCATACCGAACGCGAACACCTGCTGCAGGCCGACCCACAACACGTTGAGCAGCGCGGCGAATACGCGGAACAGCAAGATGACCGGGGTGATCATCGTGACCAGCGCCTGGAACCAGGCGGTGTTGCCGAACGAGGCTTTCAGGCGATCCCAGTACAAAATCCCGATACCGACACCAATCACCAGGGCGGCGATGGCAATCACGATCAAGGCGATCGGGCTGGCCAGCATCGACAGCATGCCGATCACACTGCTGATCACCGTCAGCGCCCCGATCGCCACCACCAGCCCCAGGAACCCCAAGGTGATCATGGCGATCATGCGGGTCAGGTTCGGAAACAGCTGGGTCCAGCGAGTCAGCGTGCTGGCAATGCCCACTAGCTTGTCCATCAGCGGCGCGAGCATCGGAATGAGTGCCTGGCCAAAGGCGATGCGCAACGCCTGGACGGCCGCGCCGAACTGTTGCCACGGGTCGACCATGGCCTTGGCCATCTTCTCGGCATTCTCCAGGCCCCGGACCCGGCCCAGTTCGGCAATGCCGCTGCGCAGCCGGTCGGTGTCCTTGGCCAGCGCGCCGATCACCTGGGCACCTTCGCCGCCGAATGCCGCCAGCAATTTTGCGCTGGCGGACGCGCCGTTCAGGTCGCCCAATTTGCCCTGCAGCTTGTCCAGGACGTCGAGGATCGGCAGCATCTTGCCTTGCTGGTCGGTCAGGGTGACACCCAAGGCTTTCGCACCGTTGGCCGCGTTCTCGAAAAACGCCTTGTAGCGCCCGCCGGCGTCGCCGCCTTCCATGGTGCTGCTCAGCGAACCGATCACCGCGAACTGCTCGGCAATGTCGACGCCGGCACCAGTGGCGATCGCACCGACTTCCTTAAAGGCGTCCTTGAGCTGAGCGCCGTCCGTGCGGAACAGCTTCACGGCCAAAGCCGTCTGCCCACCCAGCTTCTCGACCCATTCGGTTTTACCCATGGTGTCAGCCGAGGTTTTGAACAGGTTGTACATGGTGCCCAGGTACGCGCCCATGGTCTCGGCGTCGGACTTGGTGGCCTTGGCCAGCAGGTTGCTGGTGTTGGTGAAGTTCGCCAGCTGGTCGCCCGTCAGCCCCTTGATCGCGCCGGAAATGCTGTAGGCCGAGGCGACAAAATCCCGGGCGTTCGCCGCGTAGTTCACGGAAAACTCCAGGGATTTTTTGTTGAGGGCTGACAAGGCATCTTCGGCCACGCCCAGCGAGCGGACTTCGCCCAGGGCGCGGTTCATTTCCAGCGCCGGTTCCAGCGATTCGGAGATGGCCACGCCCGCGCCCACCATGCCCGCCAGGCCCGTGCCCATCTTCATGATGTTCTGTTGGCCCTGGGTGGCCAGGTCGGCAAAGCTGGTTTTCACCTTGCCCAGGGGCGCGCTGACCTTGTCGGTCAGGCTGAGGATGAAAGCCAAGCGGGCGCTGCGGTCAGCCATGGATTAGAACCTTAAAATGCTTGGGCGATGCCGTTGGCGACGGCGATTTCCATCCGTCGCCAGTGTTCGTCCTCCAGCCACTTGGCCACCCCCATGTTTTCGATGGTGGGTTCGGCACCAGGCAGCCAGCGGTGGGTCAGGGCCAACAGCTGGCCCAGTCCGTCTTCGGTCAGGCGCTCAGCGTGGTCGAGGACTTTTTTACGATGACGTCGATGTCCGGCGAGTACTCCTCAAGCAGCGCGCCGGCCAGTTCCATGACGGTGACCGGGTTAGCCAGGAACGGCTTGAGCGCGGCTTTTTCGTCCTGCTTGACGGTGGTCATCAGCAGGTTGTTGGCCGGGGCCACCTTGTTGTTGTTCGTGGTGCTGTTGAAGTACTTGGTCACGTCCTGGGGCGTGAGGTGGAAAGTGAAATCCTGATCAGCAAATTCCAGGGTGATGTCGCGGTTTACTTCGCTCATGAGTCGTATCCGTAGGGGTTGGGGTTAAAAAGGGTTCAGGGTTTCGCCGGCGGCGTTCGCAACACCACCGTGCGGATGTAGTCCTGCAGGCCGAGGACCATCTGCCGGGTCAGGGCGAGCTGGTCCCGGAGGGTGAAATAATCCGGTCGAGCGTCTGCAGCGAGTTCGGCGGATCCAGCATCAGCCACGCTGCCGGTGCCGGTGGCACCAGGTACTGCGGCGGCGGTGGGGCAACTGGCTTTGATGAGCAGCCGCTGACGGCCATCGTCAACAGCACGCTGCAGAGACTTGTTGTGATCGAGCGCATTGTTCAGCTCCAGGGTGTGTTTGAGGTCGTTGGCATCGCGGGCGGCGAGCATTTCGCCGGCGATCTGCGCCGCCTGGAGCAAGCCGTCGCGCTCGGTGGTAACGGTGCCCAGCTCGGTGACGGCGTCATCACGTTCGCCCCGGGCTTCGTCACGCTGGTCAGCGACGAAGTCCAAAAGGATGTAGGCCGCGAGGCTGGCCAGCAGCAGGAACACGGCAAGACGTGGCAAGGGGATCGTCATTTCGCGCACAACTCCGCTTCCGCCAGACGCCTTGCGTACAACCCGGGCACAAATCGCTTCTTGCCCTGGGCATCGGTCACGTAGGACCAGACCGGTGTTCTGCCATCCGCTGCCCACGCCAGTGCTCTGCAGCCCTCGGCAATGCGGCCGGCGTTGATCAGGCCGACGGCCCGACTGGCGCAGGTCGTCGGCACGCCAAAGTTGTGGCCATGGCTGGTCAGGGCGTCGAAGGTGTTCTGGCCGATCGCCTGGTTGGTCAGGCAGTCGGCCAGGGCCAGTTGCCCTTTCTCGACCACCAGGTGCTCGACTTCGGCGCAGCGCGCATCGGACCAGTAGTCACCGACCACCACCGGATACGGGCTGGTGTGTTGGGTGATGCCTTTGCACACTGTCGGCAGGCCACGGGCCAGCTTGTCGGCATAGGCGGTGTTCTGGCCGTTGCCTTCCCAGGTGCCCAGGAACAACACCAGCGCGGAACTGCAGAGTGTCAGCCCGCCGGCGGCGATCTTGGCGCGCAGGTTCATGGCAGGAGTACCCGCAACAGAGCCGGGCCGAACATCTGCAGGATCGCCCACAGGGTGCTGGCCACCGCCAACGCCCAGGTAATCTTGCTGCCAATAGCCGCGACGACGGTGGTCAGCTTCTGCTGGCCTTCGTTGAGCTGCGACAGTTGACCGGACATGTGCTCGAACTGTTGCTCGAGCTTGGTAACCCGGGTCGGCACGGTGCCGTGATGTTTTTCCAGTTCGCCTACGCGGTACTCGATCAACATCACTTCACGTTCGAGACGGCCCTGGCGGGTGACGTCGCTGCTCACGTCGTTCAGCGGCTGGACGGTCGGGGTCATCGGCGTTTTCCTTGCTCAACAAGCGTCTGGCAGGGCACGCAACGCAGGATCCCGCCCAGCGCCTGGCGCTTTTCAGGAATCGGTTTGTCGCAGTCCTCGCAGTGGGTGCGGCTTGGCCCGGTCGGGCGCGAACTGGCGAGCTGAGCCGCAATAGCCTGGTCACGCTGGCGCTGCTCCAGCGCCTGGGCGCGATCGAACGGGCAAACCATTACGTCAGGCCTTCGATTTCAGCGGCGGACAGGTACGGCACGCCGTTGATCTTGATGAAGTCCGGACTGGTGACGTCGAACGGCACCTTGTGCTTGTTCTTCTCGCCGCCCTTTTGGTCGACGCTGAGCAGGCTCGAGATCCGGACCTTGCAGCCGAACGCTTCAATGCGCAGTTCCTCGTCGCCAGCCTTGGCGAAGAACACGATGTCGAACGGCTCCAGCTCGCGGAAGCTGCCGGCGGTTTTGGCCTGCTCGATCAGCAGGTTGAAGTTGGTGGTGTCCAGCTCCAGTTCGCCTGCAGCCGCCACATCGCCATCGACGTGGCCGTTAGGCACGCCTTTGGTCTGCGCCACGGTGGAGTTGTCGGTGATGTCCAGGGTGCCGGTCTCGACGTGAACGAGCAGATCGCCCAGGTTCACGTCGAAGTTCTTGCCGCCAATCTTTGCAGCCATGCGGGGTTACTCCGTTTCGGTGTTCGAAAGGTCGAGCGCGATGTTCGCGGTCAGGTCTTTCGGGCAATTGAGGGGCTTGACCTTGATGAAGGCCTCGACAGCGGTTTTGCTTTTCCAGGTCAGGACGATGTCGCCGTCCTTGGGCTGCTCGATCTCGCCCGGGAACACCTGGCCGGCAAAGGTCGTGGACTTGGCCATCGCACGCAGCGGGGCCATCAGGGCGCTGATATTCACCGCCATGCTGTTGGCCGAACTATTCAGGCGGCGATCCGCGACCCGGGCGATCAGCAGCGGCCGCACCAGGCGCGCGGCCTTGTCGGCGATACGCAGGTACTCGACCACCTGGAAGTCACTGGCCGGCACGTCGAGCATGTTGCCGTCGCCCCAGTACACGCCCGGGTAGTCGGTGTAGGTCTGGGTCACGGAAAAGCGCGCGGTGTCCAGCTCGGCGCGCACGGCGGACGGCAGCGGCACGTTGTCGGAGTCGACCGGAACGGTGCCCAGTCCGAGTACCGCACCGGTGGCCACCCGCATCGGGCTATCCGCCACACTGACGGCAGCATTGGCCAGGCGACCGGCCAACACGCCCAGGTCATTGCCGTGCAGCTGCGGCACGCACAGGACACGCGGCGCAGCCAGGCCGAGCACCAGGGCTTTCTGGGCAGCGGTGTATTCGGCCCACGTCTGTTCGGCGGTCGTGATGCCGACCGACGCCGCCAGGATGAAAACGCGGCGGCCGTAGGTGTTGCCCAAGGCAATGGCGGCGTCATGCATAGCCGACAGTTCTGCAGCGGTTTTCACCGGTGTGGTGACCACGACCGCTTCAAACGAGTGGCCCTGCTGCTGGGAAACGGTCAGCGCGTCCTGCCAGTTGCCATCGGCGGCAATCGGCGCGGCCACACAGGCCCAGCGATCGCCACCGTTCAGGCGTGCGGCCGTGATCTGGGTTTTCAGGTCGCTGGCGGGAATGCCCAGCATCACGTCCAGGTCGCTGTCAGTGTTGAGAGGGATCAGCTGACCAATGCTTTTTGCACCAGGGCCGATGAAAAGGAAGTGGCGTTCGATCGCAGTCACAGCACCCTGGCTGAGATTGAGATTGTTGACGCTGACTTTACCGAGTGCCATGCAGTGCCTCGCTTAGCGGGGTGAATTTAGGATTTGTTGCAGCACCAGGTTCACCAGCGCGCTGGTTTCCGATTCGGTGCCAGGGCCGAGGAACTGACGTTTGGGCAGGGTGATGTCCCAGCTTTGCGCGCCCGATGTCTCGGTTTGTTCGTCGTCCAGGAGGCGGATCAGCAGACCCGCCTTGGCGTAGTTCACGTGCTCTTTGATCCACGCCACGGATGGGCGCGTGAGGGTTTTCTTGCCCGCCTGGCGCGTCTTGAAACCGAGCCGGCGCAAGCGCTTGCCCTGCTTTTCAGTCGCGGCCAGACCTTCGGGAACCTTGTTCCACTGGCGCATCTGCGCAGCGGTGCGGCGCTCGGATACCCCGTTGTGTTGCTGCGACGCCACCCAACGGGTCAGCGCGTTACGCCAGCCCAGTTCGGCTTCGTTGGCACTGAGGCGGGTGACGTCCAGGAGCTTGCCCAGGCCGGCTTCCATCTTCTTTTTGCCCTTGCCCGATCCCTTGCGTGGCGCAAAGGCCGAGCCATCCAGGTTCTTCTGCTCGCGGATCCGCTGGCGACTGAGGCTGCGCACGCGCTTGGTGACGTTGTTGAGCAGACGCCGGCGCAACTGCGGGGGCAGCTCGAGCAGGGCCAGCTGCTCTTCGGCGCCGAGCAAACCGCGCACGTCGAGCGCGAAGGTGCTACGCGCCATCGCCATTCACCTCGCCGGTTTCCGCGACCCACAGTTCGAACGGAATAAATGACCAGGTCTTTTTGAATGCGATGATTTCGCCGGCAGGATCCTCGGCCAGGTACTGCGGCTCAATGAACTGCAGCTTGATATCCACGTCAGCCAGGTCGTCATCGAGCATGGTGATGTCGAACACGGTGGCGGGCAGGCCGTCGCGCTCTTCGTCGTGGTTCTCCAGCCAGCTACCCACCAGGGCCATCAGCCGCCCGGGGTGATCGGCGAAGCGCTCCAGCACGATCGTGGCGCTGTAGTTCATGTCGCCCATGTGCATGCCCTTGACGTCGTCTTTCCAGATCAACTCGAGCTGCACCTGGTCCGTCCAGCTGTCGAGCTGTTCGGTGGCCACCAGCTGGCGTTCGATGAGGTAGGCCGTCAAAGCCTGCAGCTTGATCACACCAGCACCGCCGTGATGCGGCCACGGCCCTGCAGCAGGCGGATAGCTTCCTGGCTAAAAGCGAGAAAGGTTTCCGACCGTTCCGGTAATTCCTTGCCCGTGTTCTCGGCACTTTCACGGCGGGTCACCGTGGCGAACTGGGTCAGCAGACTGGCTTTGGCCCGGGCATACACGGCACGTTTGTAGAGCGCCGCTTTATGGGCGTAGCCCCACCCTGCCGGGGTAGATACGTTCGCAGCGGTCTCGAGGTTCGATACGTCAGCAGCCAGCAGCTCGGCTTTGACGGCGGCCAGGTCGGTGTTGACCTCGACCATCGCCGTGGTCAAATCGGCGGCCAGCAGCTCGCCCAGGTATTCACCAGGAAGGCGATAGGCCTTCTGGAACTCGGTCACGGACAGGTCAGGCCAAAAGCCGTCGTTGCCGATCTGCTGTTCCACAAACCTGGTGGGGTTACCTGAAAAGCTCATTGCTGGCCGCTCGAAAAGGGCGGGAAAACTGGTGGTGGTGGGTCGACGGCCATAATGGCTGACTCACTTCCACAGTTTCCCGCTGGGGGGTGGTAGTCGTTTATTCAGCTGGTGATTGGTTGGCTGCTGCTTCGGCTGCAGCGAGTTTCTTCAAGGCGTTGCGGGCACCTTCAAGCCGGGTTTCCTGGCGGATCTCGGGATAAAGCGCGATTGCTCGCTCCAGGTGCGATACCGCCGCTACCCAGTCCTTACGATCGATGGCCAGCATCCCCAATTGACGGTGGTAACGGGCTGGAATGCGCTCAAACAGCTTCCATTCGCCATCCACTCTCGGAAGAAGGTCGCTCAGATAGGGCTCGGGGCTGCGGCCTGCCTTGTACTCACGTTCCGCCCAGTCGATGACTTCATCAGCCACGAAGGTCGGAATGTCCCGATTGAAGCGTTCCGGCAGTGCCTGGCCCTGGGAGATGGCGAAATCAGCCAATTCCAGGCCCTTTTCAAAGTCGGCGGTGTCGAACAGCCAAATCAGGACGTACATCAGCACCGAGTTCGGGAAACTCAATCCGGAATCGCGGTACCGCTGCACGTATTCTTGGTATTTGGGCAGCAGCTCCTCACGCTTGAGCTGACGGCGCAGCTCGTGGCTGTTGATTGCGCTGATGCGCTCCAGGTCGACTGCCAAAGCGTCTTCCATCAACTTGAGGTGCTTCTGCCCATTGGCCGGACTGGTCAGCGCAGTGGCAGAGGAATAAACCTCCACCTTGGCACCGGCGACAGTGGCCGCTGGGCCTTGGGCGAGTACGCGGCGCTTGTGCGCCAGTGCCAGACTCATCAGACCACCGCCACGTTTTCAGCGGCCGCGAATTTGCCCAGCTGCTCGATCACATAGCCTTCGTTGCGGGCGTTGTAATCTTCCATGCGCGAGCGCTTCGGGTTCTCGATCAGGTGACGACGCCAGCTGCTGTCCTGGAAGTAAATCGACAGGTTGTCCCAGCTGGTGACCACCACGGCGTTGGCCGGGAAATGCGGCACGGTGAACGTCGGCAGACCGCCATAAGTCGCGATGACCTGGGCGCTTTCGATGCGCTCTTTCTCGGTGGGCTTGCCAGCCTGGCTGGAATACAGCTTGGCCTTGTCAGCGGCCAGCAGATCGCTGCCCACGATCGCGATCAGATCACCGCCGTCACGGAATACCGTGTCGATCATCTGCTTGACGTCGTGCACCAGGGCGTCGAGGTTTTCGTAATCGCCGCCGGCACCCAAGGTGATTTTCCCGGCAGTCGCGCCCTCCTCGATCACTTGTTCCGGGATCTGCTCGCGGGCGATCTGCAGCCAGCCTTTGTTGACGTCCTGCAGCATTGGGTTGGTGGTCAGGTTGGTCTGCGTCGCAGCCAGGACGCCATGCCAGCCGATCATGATGCGATCGAGCGCGATCTGTTTCTGCACAGCCGCCGAATAACGCTCGGCGAAGTCCGGGAACTTGGCCCAGCTGTCGATCTTGGCGAACGGCAGGCCCACGTCGGATTCGGTGGAAAACAGTTCGTAATCCAGACCGTTCAGGTCCGTCACGTCCTTGGCTTCGCGGTCGGTGGTTTTGGTGTTGGTGCGGCTGGTCACCGGACCATTGACGCCCAACATGACCTTTTGGCCCTTGATTTCGGTAACCGGCACGACGTTGATGCGCTCCAGGAAGTCGGCGCGCTCGGTGATCTTGTCGTTGAGTTCCTGGGCAATGGTCGGTTCGACGTTGAACTGGCGCGACACGTCGACGCCGTAGGTCTCGGCGATCGCTTCGCGCAGTTCGGAGTATTGCTTAAGAGCACGCTGGCTCAGGGATTGCTGGCTCATGTCAAAGCACCCGCTTTTTGGCATCGGAGGTGGAACCGGTGGTGCGCGGAACAACGCGACCGGCCGGGGTGCTGAACGCCTTTTCGAGGATCTGCTCGAGGCGATCGAGACGGGCGTTGTCGCTGCCCTTGCGAGCGAACTCGCCATCGGCCTTGGCGTCGGCAACGATGGTGTCAACAGCGGCGGCAACGTCATCGACTTCAGCAACGACCGGGTCAACAACCTCGGTAGTAGCGGGTTCAATCACAGCAGCGATGCCGGCAACGACGAGCGATAGCTGCTCGTTCAAGGCCTTTAACGCCTTGGCTGTAGCTTCATCCATTGGGGGGTTCTCAGTTGGAGGGGTGGGTGTCGAATCGGTGGCTGGTTCTGCCACAAAGCGGCTGAACAGCCGGGTCAGCAGGCCCGTCAGCTTGCTGATTTCTCCCACAGGCTCTTCTTCGGTCAGCGCGCCCAGGGGCACCGCCGCCGCGTAGTGCACTGGCGCACCGGTGCGGCGAGAAAAGTAGAGTTCCTGGGTACCGAGGCTGGCCGGCGAATCGGTCACTGCCAGGCCGGTCAGATAGGCTTTGCCGGTGTTGGCGAAGTCCGGGGTGATTTCAATGCTGGTAAACAGCTTTTCGCCCTGGTCGTTGAGCGAAAGCAGGCGATCGTTCGGCTTTAATTGGGCTTCCAGCGCCACCTGACCGTCGGCGAGGCCTTCGACGCCTTCCAGCAGACGCACCGCAAAGACGGTGCCGTGGGAGCCAAACCAGCGTTCGTGCTCGGACCAGATCACAGCGGTATACGTGGCGGTGCTATAGGTCTCAGCGATATCACGCAGTTCCTGGGGAAGGATGACGCGACCGTCAACGGTCGGGCCGCTGGTGGCGACACGTTTCCAGAACGAAACAAGGGAACGGGGCATGGGTGATAACTGCGCTCAATCGGTGAGTTGAGTCGCCAAGATAGGGAGCAATCCCCCCTCCAACAATTGATTCACTTTTGCGCTGGTCCTATTTTCGCGTTATAGGACGAACACGGATTTTAACCCCGCGTTTCCTGCGTTTTCGCCGCATAGACTGCGGCCATGCCATACGCCCCCGAACTTAAAGAAGCCGCCAAACGCCTCTATTTACGCCGCTGCAAGCCGCGTGAAATTCAGGCGCAGTTGTCCCTGCCCAACATCCGGATCGTTTATTACTGGATCCGCCAGGGCGAGTGGGACGACATGCTGTCGGATGAAGAACCGCTGACTGCTGTCAGCCGGCGGATCACGCTCATCCTGGATAAACAGACAACGCTGACCAAAGGCGACCTGGATGAACTGGATTGCCTGACCACGGTGCGCGAACGTCTGGCCAAGCAATGCGCCAAGCCAGCGCCGATGCCAGCGAATGATCCGATTGAGGACGGTGGCCACCGTCGGAACGAGCAGCGCAGCGAACGTCGGGATAAAGGCGATCGGGGCGACAAAGGCGGGAAGAAAAAGCCGAAGCCTGTGAAGAACGACGTCAGCGAACTGACCGAAGTCGACTTCCTGGACAAGTTCATCAGCAAAATGTACGGCTACCAAAAAGAGCTGTACGCCGCGAAGCTCAACCCGCTGACGGCGCGGATCCGCAACATCCTGAAAAGCCGCCAGGTGGGCCTGACCTACTACTTCGCCGGCGAAGCGTTCATGGACGCGGTGCTGACCGGTGACAACCAGATCTTCCTGTCGGCCAGCCGTGCCCAGTCCGAGATCTTCCGCAGCTACATCATTTCGTTTGCCCAGGCATGGTTTGGCCTGGAGCTGAGCGGCAATCCGATCGTGCTCAGCAAGGACGGCAAGCCGTGGGCGGAGTTGCGCTTTCTCAGCACCAACAGCAGCACAGCGCAGGGCCACCATGGCCACGTTTACGTCGACGAATATTTCTGGATCCGCGATTTCGAGAAACTGAACACCGTGGCCAGCGCCATGGCGACCCACAAGAAATGGCGCAAAACCTACTTTTCCACGCCCAGCGCGGTGTCGCACCAGGCGTACCCATTCTGGACTGGCGAGAAATTCCGCAACAGCAAACGCAAGAACGCGAAGGAACCGTGGCCCAGCGACAAGCAAACGTCGGCAGGCTCGCTCTGTCCGGACGGTCAGTGGCGCAAGGTCATTACCATCCTGGATGCCATCGCCGGCGGCTGTGATCTGTTCGACCTCGAGCAGCTGCAGCTGGAGTACGACGAAGACAAGTTCCAGCAACTATTCATGTGCAAATTCATCGACAGCACCCAGAGCGTGTTCCACCTGACCGACCTGGAACGCTGTTATTCCGATCTTGCGTTGTGGACCGATTACGACGCCGACGATCCGCGGCCCTTCGGCAACAGCCCGGTCTGGATCGGCTACGACCCCAGCCGCACCCGGGACGATGCAACGTGCGTGGTCATCGCCCCGCCGCTCGAGCCGGACGGCAAGTTTCGGATCCTCGAGAAGCACAGCTGGCGGGGCCAGTCGTTCAAATACCAAGCCGAGCAGGTCAAGCGGCTGACGGAGCGCTTCAACGTGCAGCACATCGGCATCGACACCACGGGCATCGGCTACGGCGTGTTTGACCTGGTGCGCGATTTCTACCCCCGTGCGACCTCGATCCATTACAGCCTGGAAACCAAGAACAGCCTGGTGCTCAAGGCCCAGGACACCATTGTCGGCAGCCGCATAGAGTGGGACGCCGGCTGGAACGATATCGCCCAGGCCTTCCTGACGATCAAGCGCGGGGCCACCGCCAGTGGCCAGATCACCTACAGCGCTTCGCGCACCGACGCCACCGGTCACGCGGACGTGGCCTGGGCAATCATGCACGCCCTGGCCAATGAACCCCTCAACACCGACAAAAAACAACGTAGCCGCTACGTGTTCAGCAACTAAAGGCCCCCATGACGACGCGAACAGTCAAAGACCAACCGATTCAACCCAAGCCACCGACACGCTCTTTTGCGTTCGGCGATCCCGAACAGGTGCTGGTCGGCAGCATGGGCAATTACCTGGGCGTCTTCGCCTCGGAGGATGGCCGCCTGTACAAACCGCCGGTGTCTCGTCAGGGGCTGGCCAAGCTGTTGCGCGCCAACGCGCATCACGGCGCGATCCCCAAATTCAAGCGCAACCTGCTGCTACGGGAATTTCTGCCGTCCGTGGGCTGCAGCGTGGCCACCATGGGACGCGCTGGCCTGGACTTCGTGGTGTTTGGCGAGGCGTACCTGTACCGCAAGCCCAACCTGCTGGGCCAGGTGCTGGAAATGCAGCACCTGCCGGCGATCAACATGCGGGTCAAGGTCGACGGCGGGTATGTGATGTTGCTGCCCGACGGCAAGGAGATGGAGTTCGACCAGGACGAGATCGAGCACGTCATGGATTACGACGTCGAGCAGGACATCTACGGCGTGCCGGACTATCTGGGCGGCATGCAGGCGCTGTTGCTTAACGAGGCCGCGACGCTGTTCCGCCGGCGCTACTACGCCAACGGTGCCCACGCGGGTTACGTGTTCTACACCAACGACCCCAACCTGACCGAGGAGGACGAAGAGAACCTGCGCGAGCAGATCTCTGGCAGTAAAGGCGTGGGCAACTTCCGATCGCTGTTCCTGAACATCCCAGGCGGTGCCGAAAAGGCCGTGCAGATCATCCCCGTGGGGGACTTTCAGGCTAAGGACGAGCTGGAGAAGGTCAAAAACATCACGCGTAATGACGTGATCGCCGCCTGGCGAATGAACCCCGCTTTGGCCGGGATCATTCCGGAAAACAGCGCAGGTTTTGGCGATATCGAGAAGATCGACCGGGTCTATACGAGCAATGAAATCCGTCCGATCTGTCAACTTTTCAGCCAGCTGAACGATACCTTGCGGGATGACAGGCGGATTGCCTGGAGAGAGCCCCCAACGGCAGGGGAAAACGCTACATATAGTGGCTAACGTAGAGAATGCCACTACATAATGTGGCAAAATAGTAGCAATTAGCCGCCCCTGGGGAGGGACACAAATGCGCATCACCTGTAAGTGCGGACACAGAGGGCGGATTGCTTCGAGGGATCAGCTTTCCAATGACTTCGCCAAGTTGTATTGCCAGTGCCTGGACGCAAAGTGCGGGCACACGTGGGTGGCAAACCTGACGTTTTCACACACACTCAGCCCGTCGGCCCAAGCCATGGACCGGCTCATCTTCGACAGTCTCAAGAATTTGTCCCGCACTCAGCAGCGCGAGTTGTTTGACCAGTTGGGTGCAGCGTGATCGGCGGGACCGCTGACCGTTAAAAAGGCCAGCGCTATGTGGCGGAATAAAACCTAGCCTATGGCGTAGCTTTAGTCATTGTCAGACGGAACAAGGTACTTGGCGATTCTGCACAAATACTCCTGATCTGGATCAGGCATGCGTCGGTAATAGCTAATCAACCGAACTTCTCTTTCGCTCAGGTCTAGACACTCGTTTCTAAGTGTCTCGCGATAGCTGTCTTCGATTTTTTTACGATCCAACATGCGTACGGCTCCATTAAGTACATTGCTGAATCGACGTTATCGGGGCTATCGCACGTTTCGCCACTGAGGTGCATTACGAATGCTTGGCACAGAATGTCACACCCTACTGCGGAACCTTGTTAGCGTCGTCCGCCATGCCTCGGACGATTCGAAGAACCATTTTTTGGTCATCTGGTGGAATCACTCGATAGTGCTTCAAAAGCTCTTCCTCTCCCTGAGTGATGCTCGTAATCGGCGTACCAGTTCGCTCGCCAGTGACCACGTATAAAACGTCCAAACCTACGTCGCCCAGGGCTTTCAGATAGCCGGAATCAGGTCGCCGCTCGTTCCTTTCGTAGCTTCCTTGCGTATTCCGGGTAACCCCTCCGATCTGGGCCATTTCTTCTTGTTTAAGCCCTAATCGGATCCGTTCTTCACGCAAGCATTCGCCCGCGCTCATCTGCGGAATTTCTGCCTGTGACAAATTTTTCAAGCTTAAGCCCCTTTACAGGACAAATTAACTGGTCATAATCAGCGTTGTACGAACACGAAACCACACAAACGCACACGAGCGAACACTATGCCCGCCCCGCTTACAACCGAGCAAGCCCGCGAGGCCCTAGACCGAAGAGGGATCAGCATTGCGGAATTCAGCCGCCAGCATGATTTGAACAAGAATCTTGTCAGCGACCTTTTGAACGGACGTAAAAAAGGCCGCCGAGGGGAGGCACATCGAGCCGCCGTGTTGCTGGGGATTAAAGACGGCGTGATTACACAGTAATGGCACGGACTATCAGGGAAAAGCAGAACATGAAAAGCCCAGTTCTAAAGACTCGCCGCGAAGTTGTCAGCGCAATTATCTGCAGCTATCCAGGCGGTCGCGAATGCGCTGCCGCACGTATCGGTTTGGCATTGAAAAAATTCGATAACCACGCCTACGAAAATAACAACAGCCGCCCGCTGAACGACTCCCAGCTGTACCAGCTCGAGCAGGAAGCAGGCACGCAGCATTTCCCCAACTACGTGGCGTCGATGTATGGCGGCCTGTTCGTTGCGGTACCAGATCCCGAAACGAATGACACCGTGGAGATGTACACCCTTTCCGTTCAGGTCGCTGCAAAGCGTGGCTGCGTCGATCAAGAAATTGCAAAGGCACTGGCCGATGGCTGCATCAGCGAAGCCGAGGCAGAACACATCCTCAATGCTCACAACCTGCACATGGCGGCACGTCACGCCGAAGTGCTGGCAGCCATCGACCTTTACCGCGTCAAAAAGGGCCAGCCCAATGAATAACCCGCCTGCAGTACAGGAGTATCAGGACGTGTTGAAAGCCGCTGCTCTTACGTTCCTGGAGCGTCACCACTGTGAGCACCTGAGCAATGACCAGCAGCTGATCCGCCGAACCGTTCGCCACCTGGTGGCCGATTACGACGTGCTGACCCAGCTGGCCGAAAAGATGGTGCACCTGGCGTACAGCGACATGCATGCAATCCGCGATCGGCAGCGGCTAGACAACCTCAACAGTTCGGCGACCCATTCGGTCATCGTCGACCCAACCACCGGCAATGCCTGGGCAATCCCGGTCAGCCTGATCTACGAACGCATCATCAACGCACCGGACAACGGGCGTTACCGCTTAGCCAACTCGTAACACCAACCCAACACATTGCCTGCCCCACACCCCGTGGGTTTGGGTGAGCTGCGCCCGAATTCGAGGTTTCACGATGGGAAACGCCGTAATCATCACCACCCAACTGCCTCCGGCAGAGGCCGAAGCGTTGCTGGCAGCCGTGCGTGAACAGTACCGCTTGAGCCTCAACGAATACTGGTATGCCGACCAATTTCGCTTCGTTGCGGACGGTCTGCGCCACGGCGCAATTCTCGCCCATGTCCCGGTAATGGCCGCGCAAAAACGCCTGATGGCAGCCCTGTCCCACAGCCTCAACGCAGTGAAGCAATCATGAGAGACGACCTACGTCACGACGTCCTGCAGCGCCTCGAGCACGACTTTGGCCTGAAACACCGCCCAGGCACCGACTACATGCGCGGTGGTACTTGTCCCAAGTGCCGGCAGAAAACCCTGTTCACCCGCCACACCGCCCCTTGGTTGGTGATCTGCGGCCGGCCTGAAAAGTGCGCTCACACCATGCACGTGAAGGAAATCTACGAGGATCTGTTCGAGGACTGGAGTAAGCGAGCACCGGCAACCGAGAACGCCCCTGCAGCAAGTGCCCGCGCCTACTTAGAGTTTGCGCGTGGTTTCAGCATGGATCTGATCGGGGGCTGGTTTACCCAGGAAACGTATTTCAACCGGGATCTGGATGCCGGCAGCGCGACTGTCCGCTTCCCTCTCACGAAGGGTGGCTACTGGGAACGGCTGATCGATCGACCGTCGCGGTTTGGCAAGATGAAAGCCCGGTTCAAGCCAGGCGAAACCTACCGGGGCGTGTGGTGGTGCCCTCCCTCGGTTGACCTGCTCGAGGTCAAAGAAATATGGATCGTAGAGGGCATCTTTGATGCCATAGCCCTTCTGCATAATGGCATTTCGGCGGTGTCCGCCATGTCTTCCAACGCCTTTCCGGAAGAGTCGTTGAAAGCCTTGCTGCGTGACTGTGCTGATCGTGAAGCGAAGTTGCCCAAACTTGTATGGGCGCTAGACAACGAACCAGGTGCAAACGGTTACACCCGCCGCTGGGTCCGCATGGCCAGGGAGTTGGGCTTCATATGTGAGGCGGCGCAAATTCCTCAACGCGATGGCCGCAAGGTCGACTGGAACGACCTGCACCAGCGCTGGGCGTTCATGGATGAAGAAGCCAAGCGTCTTGACCAGGTAGCGAGCGATATCAAACAGGCGCGTCATCAGGGCGCGTTACTGATCGCTGAAAACGCCGCAGAGAAGGCATTGCTCATGTACGACTGGAACAAGCGCGGTGAATTTCACCTGGGCTTTGCCAGCCGGTTGTACTGGTTCAAGTTGGACATGGAGAAATTCAACCGTGCCATGCAGGACCTAGAGGACAGTGAAGACCAGGAAGAGCAACTGCTGAACCAGTCCGCCATGCGGGAAAAGGCCCTGCAGCAGTCCGGCAGCGTGATCGAAATAGCCAACTGCTATCCGCAAGCCCTCTATTACCAGCGAAACGAAGTAACCGACGAGTCCTGGTACTACGTGCGCGTTGACTTCCCCCACGACGGCGACAGCGTGAAGAACACCTTCACCAGTGGACAGCTCACTGCAGCCAGCGAATTCAAAAAGCGTCTGCTCGGGATGGCCGCTGGTGCCATGTACACCGGCAGCGGTCAGCAGCTGGACAAAATCATGAAAGACCAACTTTACGGACTCAAAACAGTGTCGACCATTGATTTCATCGGCTACAGCAAAGAGCACGGCGCTTATCTGTACGGCGACGTGGCCATCAAGGACGGGGTGGTCTATCCGATCAACAGCGAGGACTATTTCGAGCTTGGCCGGATGCGCCTCAAGACGCTGCAGAAAGGCGTTCCGATCGTGCTGCAACGTGAGCGCAAGGACTACGACGAAGAGTGGCTGCGGCTCATGCTGATCTGCTTTGGCTCCCAAGGTCTGGTCGCCCTGGTGTTCTTTTTCGGCTCCCTGTTCTGCGAACAGATCCGCGCGCGGTATCAGTCCTACCTGTTCCTCGAACTGACCGGCGAAGCCGGCGCGGGCAAAACCACTTTGCTCAATCTGTTGTGGAAGCTGATGGGCCGCGAAGGTTATGAAGGCTTCGACCCGATGAAGTCGACCAAAGCTGGCCGCTCACGCCTGATGGGGCAGGTGTCGGGGATGCCGGTTGTGTTCCTGGAGGCCGACCGCAATGGGGATGAGAACAACAAGACGCACTCCAAGGCGTTTGAATGGGACGAGCTGAAAGACTTTTACGGCGGCGGCACCCTGGCCACCAAAGGCGTGAAAACTGCCGGCAATGAAACTTACGAACCGCCCTTTCGTGGTGCGATCGCCATTGCTCAGAACGCAGCAGTGGTGGCCCACGAAGCGATCATGACGCGGATCGGCAAGCTGCATTTTGTCCGCCCTACCGTAACGGCAGAAAGCCGCGCTGCAGCGGATCAGCTCAACGCATTGGATGGGGCCACCCTCAGCCACTTCCTGCTGCTCGCGGTCAGCAAAGAGTCAGCGGTGTTGGAAGTACTTAGCCACCGCATGCCGGAGTACGAAGGCAAGCTGCGCCGGTTGCACAGCAACTGCTTCTTCTGCAGTACGGAATTCACCGCAGACAGCGCCTGTCGCAAGTGCGGCAATAACATCCGTGGCCAGATCCGGATCGAGCGGATCATCAAGAATCACGCCCAGCTACTCAGTCTGTTGGACGCCATTCGCCTGGTGGTCACGCTCAATGACACCCAGGTCGAAGCCACCCGCCGGCAGATCCTCGAAATGGCCCTCGAGCGTCAGAGCACTACCAGTGCCGACCACGCGGCCGTGGCCGAATTCTGGCAGGTCTACGAATACCTCGAATCCCTCTACGCCGATCCCTTAGTCAACCACAGCAAAAACCCGGACTTCATCGCCATCAACATCAACGAATTCGCCGAACGAGCAGCGGAGCACCGCCAGAAAATCGCGGACGTGTCGACGCTGAAAGACCTGCTCAAGGATTCGCGCAGCCGGAAATTTGTGGACTACAAGGCCGTGGACAGCGCCGTGCGGGCTGCGCAAGACGTCCGATCCCCCATGACCATGCGCTGCCGAACGGTGAAGTGCTGGATCTTCAAAGCCTGAACTGGAGTGACGTATGCAAATTGAAGTCGTGATCGAATCACGCACAACGAATGCAGCAGACCTAATTCCCTTTTTAACCGCCTGTCTCAAAGAAACTAGCGACGGTCTGCCCATCGTCCACGCGGATGCCTTTGCCATCGAGGGTCTGCTGGAGATTTTGGATGTCCGCGCCGCTCGGGGTGAGCGGGAAATTCTCGTGATGGGCTGCAGCCGCGACCAGATACAAGCGGTTTTGGAATGGCAGTCAGAGACGGATGACAACGTCAATCTGGAAGACCTGGTGATTCACCTGGTGCGGCACGCCCGCTGATAAGAGAAGGTTTATAAATGAGCAAGTTGGACCGTTTTATGCGCGAGCGGGATGTGATACAAGCCACGTCCCTCTCGCACTCCACAATCTGGCGGGCAATGAAGGATGGCCGTTTTCCGCGTCCAGTCCTGATATCAGCCGGCCGGGTCGGATGGAGGGAGTCAGCAATCATAGATTGGCAAAGGGACCCTGCAAACTGGAAAACTACGTCGATCGTTTGACGCCCATCGGCTCTATGGGCACTTAACCTGTCCTGAAGAGAGAGTAGAACGCACCATGGCCATTTGAGACCCGAAACTCAAGTTAACCAATTCAAAGCCGAAACCGTTGGGGACCATGGGATCTACACAGTGCTCTCTCAGAAGGAACGTCATGAAGATTACGGTAGGATTTTTGCTCGCGCTGCTTCAGGCATCGACATGTACAGCTAAAGAAATCAGTACACAAATTAATCAACCTATAAAGTATGCAAGCCTGGAAGAAATGCACCTTGAAGAGTACGAGCCGCAGAGCCGTTACGGGGCGACTCTTAGCGCGCTAAGAGGAGAGTCAGAGAGAGGCGATTCGGGCGCGACGCTCGAGCTGCTAGACGAACTTTTGAGCAATGAAAATCTAACAGTGGATGATTTAGCCTCAATTGAACAGCTCATGGCCATTGCCACCATTCAAAAGGCAGACAACACGAAGCTGCAAAGTATTATGGGTAAGTATGGGAAGGTAAGGACGGCATTCAGCAAAACGCATGAAAGTCTAACGCGACCAAGCGGTACCGCACAGAAAGTACCCGAACCAAAGATGGAGCTTGATTACGGTGGCCAGACTCTCGACGACATTTCCGGAGTCAAGCAATGCGGCGACGCTAACACCAAAGAAACTGTAGCATGCTTTGCAACCTTCAACAACTCACTGAAAGCCGACTATTCGAAACTCAAGTCATATAATTTAGCAATCGGGTGGAACCCGCAAAACTTCAAACCAGATGTATTATACGAGAGCGCGCGCACGTCATGTGGCCGCACGGAATACTGCACCACAATACCGCTGTACTTGATGAATTTAACGCTACTTCAAGAAAAAAGTGAGGCGCGATTCAGCCGCAGCTACACAACCAACGTAACTGCGTTACTTACCGCACCACTCCAGAAAATAAAAAATGAACAGCAGGTCACGTCCAACAAAATCATTCAAGATCGGTTCGAAGAAGCAAGAGTCAAGCGCTACCAATATCGAGTCGCTGGCAACGCCTCCACGGACGCACTAGTGAAATATGCTTTAGAGGTCGATGTCATAACTTTGGAGAGACCGAATTGCACTGCTTATGTGAATCAGGCATATGCAATGGCATTTGACTACCCGAACGATGTGATTGCAGAACGTCAAATCGATAACACATACCGGTCCCTCCTCAAAGCTCAATGCATAATTCGCTGACGGCCACTGCTATGGAGTGAAAACTCGTCAGGACACAGTTGCCTTCCCTCACATAGATCGTGCTCGTGAACGCGATCTATGTGTATAAAGCCAGCTTCAGGGAGGGAACAGCTTTAGGCTCCGCTGTCATACTCAGCACTTGTTATCAACCCCTTAGGCACTTTTCAGCAGCTCAATGACCATTATCAGAGCGCGCCCTCCTCCGCGCGTGTGATATTCCCCCTACGTCGTATATCAAAGTTAATTCGGATCCGCGTGTAGTTCTGCGGAAGCCGCCTCACCCAGGGCTTGGAGCACGTTTGAAAACTGCGTCTGATCAAAACTAGAAATTGACCCAGTCTCGTAAATATACCGCCACTTAATGAAGGGCTCTTCACCATTTGACACGAGAGCTATGCCAAATTTTTCCGCATCAGTTTGAATGCCTGAGACTTCGGAATAGATTTTTGCAATTTTGTCTTTTGTCGCGGGGCGTAACTGATTGAAAAGTGGTGAGTACCCGTGGACGCCGCGTTTGCGCCCGCCAAACGTCATACCCCTCTCTATTAACTGTTGGTACGTTTCCCCATGAGGTTGATCATTGATGATGAAAAATTTCAATAGAAGCTCAATTGCGAAGCTTTGACAGACAATTGCTGGGCCAGCGAAGTCAGCGTTACCACTCTCAGCCATGCCGTTCATCGCTGACGATGCCGTCTGTGAATAAGCTAAAGCCAAACCGAAAACTGTTTTACGTAAGGATCGCGGAGGCAGCGCGCGGATCATTTGCTCAAGCTGATCAGGGGTGAATGTCAT